TGCATGGTGTTGAAACTGAACCCCAAGCTAGAATGGCTTATGAAGCTCATAAAAAGGTCTTGGTTGATGAGGAAGGGTTTATTGACCATCCTACCATTGCTAACTTTGGCTGTAGTCCTGATGGGCTTATAGGAGTTGATGGGTTGATTGAGATCAAATGCCCAAACTCTAAGACCCATATTGACACCTTGCTTAGTGGCAAAGCTCCTAGTAAATATATTCCACAGATGCAAACTCAGATGGCAGTAACTGGTAGACAGTATTGTGATTTTGTATCTTTTGATCCAAGGCTTCCAGAGGATTTGCAGTTGTTTGTTGTCCGAGTAAATAGAGACGATGAATATATTGCAAATCTCGAAGAAGAAGTAGTAGCATTTTTAAATGAAGTAGAAGAAACAGTAACTAAATTGAAAGGTTTACGAGATGGCAGTCAAAAAGCAGCTTAAAGCAAAATCAGGAACTTACACAAACAAGCAAGGAGAAGAAAAAACTCGCTATGTCAATGTAGGTGTTTTATTGGAAACCAGCAAAGGAGAGATGCTAAAGATTGAATCTTTACCTGTGCCTTTTGATGGCTGGATCTACTTTGCAGATTTAGAGAAGCGAGAAGTAGGACAAAACCCTACAACAGCACCAGTATCAGAAGATATCCCCTTCTAATTAACAATGGGCAAAAGCGGATGCTAACAAACTAGGATTGCCCTTATATACAAGGATTGCCCTAAGTTAGTGCAGCGAGTAGCCCAGTTTTGAAAGGTTTATATGAGTCAAAGAGAAATGAAACAAAAAAGAATCCAGTATTTATTACTCAGGATGCAAAAAGAACCAATGAACTGTCACCAGATGGCAGATGCAGTTAATTTGAGCCACAAGTCATTCACCAAGTATTTGACAGAGATGCGCTACAAAAAGCAAGTCTATATAACTCACTACAACAGAAGTGCAACAGGCGCATATACTATTTTCTATCAGACTGGCAACTTGCCTGATGCAGAAAAGCCATTGCCATTTAGTCAGGAAGAATACAATAGAAGGTATAAAGAAAAGATGAACCCACAGTCAATTAGAAAGCCAGCTAAATTTATTGCTAGACCAGACTATGCTGCTCATTGGCTTTTTAATCCGATAGCAGAGATTTAAATGATTATTGATCCTGTAGATTTGGCAGATAGACTATATGAACTTTTGCAAGCAAGAAATGCTAATGGTGGATATGTTGTAAAAAAACAACACAGAGAGACAGTATTAATGGCAGAGCATTTACTAAGGGAGTTATTTAGAAAATGAAAGATATGTCGCTAAAACAACAAATTAACGACACAACTGAAAAACATATACAAATATCGGACAAACCAGTTGCATGGACTGATGATGAAATATTAAAACTGTGGGCTAAGAAAAATAAACTCAATGGCGCACAGGATATTATAGATTTTGCTAGAAAATTGTTAAAGAAAGAGAGTTAAAAATGAATGAAGAACTAATGAAAGACTTTTGGACTCAGGTCAATGAAATTGAGCAGTTAAGCTGCAAAATAAATAGCTGTCAGTCTATAATCACCATCTGCGCAGAAAGAGCTTTAGGCGATGATTCTGGCGCATTGTGGGCAGCAGCAGATATTCTCAGCGATATAGAATCCAAAATGGATGACAGAGTTCACAAGCTGTGCTTAATTTATCGAGAACTTAAAGAACCAGTTAAAAAGGCTAAAAAGAAATGAACAAAGACTTTACCCTATCAGAAGATGAACTAGCAGTAATCAGAGAAGCGATTAGAAAGACTATGGCTGAGTATTTGGCTAACCAAAAATGATTAGATGGTCAGGAACTATACTTTGTTTGATAGGTATAGCCCTGACTAGTCTCAATATATACCCTTTAAACCTCTTATTTGGGCTTGTAGGCAGTTTTCTGTGGACAGTCCAAGGCTACCTATACAGGGACAATGCTTTGCTCTTGGTGGAACTTGTAGCAGTTGTTATTTACCTAGTAGGAATAGTTAGTATATTTATATATTGACTAAAGTTTCATGCAATTTGTTTCTCATTGTTTACCGAACGGTAAGTTTTGTACAGAATATGAAACAAAATGGCTGATTATTCCCTATCGGGAAATATGCAAATCACCTAGTCCGTTAGAGGATTTACACAACTATAAAGTTATTCTGCCTGACTATAAAGTTAAACACCCCAAATTTTTCCTCTGAAAGTAACTTCACCAGCACCCTCATCCCAAACTTGAATTAACTCAGGTGGTAGCAGTTGCCCTCTTTCATAGGTAAGCATTGCAAAACCGCTTCTGTGGTCTCTAGCTGAATCTTCCATATAGCTAAACTGCTGACCATAAGGATTGGCTAAACAGCCTGTTTGCACACCATAGATAGTACCCATAGTAAATGCTGGGTTTAAAGTAGTGAATGGATGCACAGTTAAGACATGGGTGTGACCTGTAACAGTATGCACAGAGCTTGCTTGGACATTGGCACGACCAGCATTGTATCCGCCCTTATGTCTGTGTTTAATCTGTGTATTGTCATTGATCCAATATGACCAGCAAGACTGCCATAGTGGGAAGTGGTCTTTAAGGGTAAATCCTTTAATGCCCTCATAGTTATGAGCCGAGCTATTAGCAAGCATAGACTCAAAGCGCATATCATGGTTACCAAGAGTCCAGATTAAATTAGATTTGAAAGTTGATGCTTTCTCTACTTCACCAAGATATTCAACACAAGCATCTAGTTCTTGCTTAACTGTGAATGTTTGGTCAAATCCTACCCTTGGGAATCTGCTTAGTCTCTGACCATCAAAGGCATCGCCATTACAAACAATGACCTCTGGCTTGAACTCTTTAATGCACTCAATCAAAGCTCTTGATGCAGTAGTGTTGTAGTCAGGAATAATATGGGCATCACTAAAAACAATGACTCTTCCCTTTTCCATTGCTATGCCTCTGCGGACATTGTGATGAGCTTGTCCAATTCTATCTTCTAGCTTTTGCTTTAGACCTTCTTTGTCATACTTGACTGTATTGCCACTAGGATTTGTGGTTTCTAAAACAATGCCTTTTGCAGCTAAATCGCCTCTTCTGCGATAGACATTCCTAACAGTAACACCAAGATAATCAGCGACTGCTTGAGGAGAACCAAGCTCTTTGAATAATCTTATAAACTCTACTTCATTACAAGATGCCTTAACCATTACAGTTCCTTGGGGTCAAATCCTAAAGTAATAGCAATCTTATGCGATAGCTCATTGAACTGGTTGTCATGCTTGTCCCAGTTCTTGCTACCCTTTAGGTATAGCCTCATATGAATAATTTCATGGGCTACGGTTTTTACAACAGTATCCAGATGCCCATTCTTAGCCTCAGAGATTCTGATGACATGGGGTTCTGGTTCGTATTCACCCAAGCAGGTAGGGTCTTTGTGGACTTCAAACCCTACTTGTTTAGATGGTGGCAAATTCCACCGATTGAAAGGTGGCAGACAAATTAACATCTCATATACTGCTTGAACAGTTTGTGGAGTTACTAATTTCATCTGCCTAGTATCCTAGTTAATTATGACAAAAATAAGGCTTTCTCATCTTTTCTTCGGCTATCTAATCCCTTGAGGACTTTACCACCAGCTTTATTCCATGTCAAAAGCTCATCCATAGCACCATCGAAATCACCTCGGTTGTATTTCATGCGAACCTGAGATTTCTGTAGATTACCTAAACCGACATTGAATGAGAATGATACTAAAGCATCTAAATGATTTTGGTTATTAACTGTCTCTGGGCATAACCTTAGAACACCAGCCACAAAGCGAGCTAGGTCTTTTCTAAGGATGTCAAAGACTTCCTCATCAGGGTAAAACCTATCATCCTGTGGCTTTAACTGAAAATTCATTCTTTCTGCCATAGGTATCTTTGCTTGCTCTGGATACATAACATGACCGACACCTATTGTAAAAAGTAAAGCAGGGCATCTATAAGGCTTATTCCTTTTGCCTTCGTGATGAATAATCATCTTCAGACACTTGTCACTAATTTTCATTTCTTAGACCAGCCTCTAGATCCAAACCAGTAGCCAATAATAGCACCAAGCATAGCCATCTCATCTTCGCTGAAAATCATGTCTGTAGCTTTAATGAAGTCATCGACATTGATAATCAAAGTACCATGATTGAACAAGTAGATGCCCATACCGATATTGATAAGGAATAGCTCTGCAACAAACAAATAGGTCACTAATGGTCTAACTGTGGCTACAAAGGTAGAAGCCCAAGGAGCAGCTTTCTCAAGGACTTTAGCATCATGCGCATAAGCAGCCTTGGTCATTTCTGCATCAGTCTGCATCATTACTTGATCTGTGCGGATTTCTTCGACTTTGGCTTGGGCTAAGAAGCCTCGCTCCATCATCTGCAATTCTCTGTCAGTCTGCATCTGAGCTAGTTCTAACTCATGCTTCTTGTCAGACTTGTCTTGAAAGAATCCTAAAAGGCTTGGCAGTCCTGATACTAATAAACCGCCTATTGTTGAAATCAATGAAAACATACTTACTCCTAGTTTGCTAATGGGTTATCTAAGGCTCGCTTAATCTTGTTATCTACTTCTTTTCGCATCTCTCTTAGATCCTTGTCTACATCTCTAGATAACTGCTTGCCATCTCTCTCGACTTGTTCTACTACCTTCTCAAGTCTGCGGACATCATTCTTAATATCAT